GAGGAGCCGCCAAAGTATTGGCTCGATTTCAAGGAGCAGGAAAGTTTGCTGGATGATATTCTGGCTGACTATCCTGCTCAACTTGCAAATAAGGACGGTCTTCCGCCAAAGAAATGGGATCAGGTAAAGACAAAGCTTAAGGACATCGATACTCATAAACTGCACTATGTGCTTACTCCGGTTGTTCATATCGTGATCGACTTTGACAAGAAGGACGAAGGCGGTAACAAGAATCTGGAGCTTAATCTCAAGTCAGCAAATCTGTGGCCGAGAACTTATGCCGAGCTTTCCAAGAGCGGACAGGGAATCCACCTGCATTATATTTACAAAGGTGACCCGACAAAGCTTAACCGAATCTTTGAGGAAGGTGTCGAGATTAAGGTATTCACTGGTAAGAGTTCTCTCAGAAGAATGCTTACTAAATGTACTAACGATCCTATAGCCGAAATTAATGGCGGTTTGCCTCTAAGAAAAGAGGTGAAGAAAGTGCTTGATTGGGACGGAGTAAAGAATGAAAAGATGCTCAGAACTATGATCATTAAGAATCTTAGGAAAGAGTATCACGGAGCGACCAAGCCATCGGTTGATTATATTTACACTCTTCTTGAGGATGCTGACAAAAGAGGCATTCCTTATGATGTGAGCGACATGTATCAGGCGCTCTATACTTTCTGCTCAAGGTCAACTCATCAGTCCGAGTATTGTCTTGATATTCTTGACAAGATGAAGTTGAAATCTGAGAAAGAACCTGGGAGCGTTGCGGAAAGTGCAGAGAAGCCGATTATATTTTACGATGTTGAGGTTTTTCCGAACTTGTTCCTTGTCAACTGGAAGAAGGCAGGACCCGGGACGGTTGTTCGAATGATTAACCCTACCCCCAGAGAAATAAGGGGACTCGTGAACGTTGGGAGACTTGTTGGGTTTAACAACAGGCGGTACGACAATCACATGCTTTATGCAAGGATGATGGGCTATACAAACGAACAGTTGTATCAGGTATCACAGAAGATCATTGGTAAAGAGAAGAATGCTTTCTTTGGACAGGCTTACAATCTCAGCTACACTGATATTTATGACTTCAGTTCAAAGAAGCAGTCTCTTAAGAAGTTCGAGATCGAGCTTGGCATCCATCATCAGGAGCTTGGACTTCCATGGGATCAGCCTGTTCCGGAAGAGATGTGGAACAAGGTCGCTGAATACTGCGATAACGATGTAATTGCTACAGAGGCAGTGTTTAATGCAAGACATGCAGACTTCGTGGCTAGAGAGATTCTGGCTGATGTAGCTGGAATGACTGTTAACGACACAACCAACAGCCTGACAACTAGAATTATATTTGGCGATAACAGAAATCCTCAGAGTGAGTTCAACTACAGATACATGGGCGATATTACTCAGATTGTTGAGCCGTCTGTATTCGATGACCTGAACTCGTTTGTTGGACAGTGTGATCCGACTTATACGAAGTTTGATATTCTCGGAAGACCAATCTTTCCGGGATACAAGTATTCGTTTGGAAAGTCTGAGTACAGGGACGAAGTCCCAGGTGAAGGCGGTTATGTGTATTCTGAACCTGGCATGTACACTAAAGTAGCTCTGCTTGATATTGCTTCAATGCATCCTTCGAGTATTGTTGCTGAGAAACTGTTCGGAGAAGAGTATACAAAGAGGTTCCAGGAAATTCTGCAGGCAAGAATTGCAATTAAGCACAAAGACTTTGACAAGGCAAGAACTCTTCTGGGCGGAAAGCTTGCAAAGTATCTTGATGATGAATCGGCAGCAAAGGATTTGGCACAGGCTCTGAAGATAGCAATCAATTCTGTGTACGGTCTCACATCCGCGTCGTTCGACAATCCTTTCAGGGATCCGAGAAATAAGGACAACATTGTTGCTAAGCGTGGAGCGCTCTTCATGATCAACCTCAAGCATGAGGTGCAGAAGAGAGGATTCACGGTGGCACACATCAAGACAGATTCCATTAAGATCCCCAATGCAACTCCTGAAATTATTGACTTTGTAATGAAGTATGGAAGGCTTTACGGATACAACTTCGAGCATGAGGCGACTTATGAGAGGATGTGTCTTGTTAATGATGCCGTATACATTGCTAAGTATGAAGGAGAAAAGGGAGAGTGGACTGCTACAGGAACACAGTTCCAGGTTCCTTATGTGTTTAAGACATTATTTAGCAAAGAGCCAATTGAATTCGATGATCTTTGTGAGACGAAGTCCGTAAGCACAGAATTATATTTGGACATGAACGAGAATCTTCCAGAAGGCGAACACGATTACAAGTTTGTCGGAAGAGTTGGAAGGTTCTGTCCGATTAAACCAGGCTGTGGCGGTGGAGAGCTTCTTCGACACAAAGAAGGCAAGTACAGCGCAGCTGGTGGAACAAAAGGTTTCAGATGGCTTGAATCAGAAATGGTCAAGACGCTTGGCAAAGAGGCTGACATCGACAGGTCATATTATGACCGTCTTGCCAGTGCAGCAGTGGATGCAATTTCCAGTTATGGCGATTATGACTGGTTTGTGTCAAATGATATTTTCAACAACGCAATGAATGAGCCCGAGGAACCATTGCCTTGGGACTAAGAAAGGAGAGAAGTAACTATGGTTGATTCCAGAAACATGACACTTGAGAATGCAGAGATTATATTTAAGCACTTTTCCGGAGATAAGTTTTCAAATAATCTCCCAACATTCTGTGTACGGCTTGATGAGAAGCTGGCTTCAGAGTTTAGAGATGCAGGTTGGCCGGTCAAGACTTGGGTAAGCAGCAAGGACTCAGCTCCTGATCAGGACCTTACGAATTTCATTAAGCTTAAGGTGAATTTCAGAGAAGGTCGTGACGGACTTACTCCGAAGATTGTGTCGAAAGACATTGGAACCGGAAAGAAGACTCGTTACGATGCTTCTAATATTCATCGCCTTGATGACCTCGACATCAGCCGCGCTGTAGTTGATATTTTCCGTGGATGGTCCGAGCAGTACCAGTGCTATTACATTGGTCTCAACAGATTGTATTTAGAGATTGAGAGTGATGAGCTGGACCGTCTGATGGACATGGACGATGACGACGCATGGCTTAAAGAAGATGCTGACACTTTATGATCACCAGCTTTCTGCAGTTAGCCGATTGAAGAACGGCTCCATTCTTTGTGGAGGAGTCGGTACTGGGAAATCGAGAACCTCTTTAGCTTACTTTTATATTTGTGAGTGCGGAGGTTCTCTCCCAATCAATGGCAGAGGTAAATGGAGAAAAATGAAGTCGCCTAAAAATCTGTTCATCATAACCACAGCTAAGAAGAGAGATACCAACGAGTGGATGGAAGAATGCGCTGCTTTCAAGCTTACTTCTGATCCCAAGATTAACGAAGGTCGTATAACTGTGACTGTTGATTCTTGGAACAACATCAAGAAGTATGCAAAGACAAGCGGCGCATTTTTTATATTTGATGAGCAGAGAGTAGTTGGGTATGGCGCTTGGACAAAAGCATTTTTATCGATTGCTTCGAAGAATGACTGGATTCTTCTTAGTGCTACACCTGGGGACACATGGAGCGATTACATCCCCGTGTTCATTGCGAACGGCTTCTACAAGAACAAGACAGACTTCACAAGACAGCATGCCATCTTCAGTCGTTATACCAAGTACCCAAAGATTGATAGGTATGTTGGTATCGGCAAACTGACGAGACTGCGAAAGGATATTTTGGTTGAAATGGAATTCAAGCGATTAACAGTTTCGCATCACGAAAGAGTTGTGTGCAGTTACAATACAGAAGACTACAAGAGAATTGTAAGAGATAGATGGAACATCTACGACAATGAACCGATTCAGGAAACAGGAAAGCTCTGTTACCTGATGAGGCAGGTTCCTAATTCGGATCCAAGCAGAATCGAGGCAGTTAGAAATCTGTTCTGTGTGCATCAGCGGATTATTATATTCTACAATTTCACTTATGAGCTTGAAGCTTTGCGCAAGTTCTTATCTGAAATTGGAATTCCGTTTACAGAGTGGAATGGAGAGAAGCATCAGCCTGTTCCGGAAGGAAACAGCTGGGCATACCTCGTTCAGTACAGTGCAGGAGCCGAAGGCTGGAACTGCATTACAACCGACACTATTATATTTTACTCGCAGAACTACAGTTACCGAGTAATGGTTCAGGCAGCAGGTCGGATTGATAGGATGAATACTCCTTACAGAGATTTGTATTACTATCATTTGATCTCTTATGCACCAATTGATTTGGCGATAAGGAAAGCCGTTGAGAGGAAGCGAAACTTCAACGAGTCAGTATTTCTTGACAAATTGGATTCGCACAAAAAACATAGCATGTAATAGAGAGGAGAGATAGAATATGCAATTTCGCATATTTCTTCCTCTCTATTTTTTTGTTTAGGAGGATATTCCAATGCTTGAAAGCAAATTCCAATCAGACCTCATTAAAGAGATCAAGGCTCGCTTTCCTGGTTGCTATGTTCTCAAGAATGACTCCTCTATCATTCAAGGCATTCCTGACCTTTCAGTTTTCTATGGCAGAACTTGGGCAATGCTTGAATGCAAGCAAAGCGCGACTGCCAGTCACCAACCAAATCAGGACTTTTATATTTCGGAGCTAGACAAGATGAGCTTCGCTGCTTTTATTTGTCCTGAGAATAAGGAGGAGATTTTAGATGCAATGGAACGATCATTCAAGAGATGTTCCGGAAGGAGCTCACGCATTCCTAAGCGCAAGTAAGTATCACTGGATTTCGTATGACCTCGACAAACTTCGAGCGGTTTACGAAAACTTTAGAGCAGCGCAGAAAGGAACCGAGCTTCACAGAATTGCAAAGGACTTGATTGTCAACCGGATTAAACTTCCGCGTTCTAAACAGACATTGAACATGTATGTCAATGATGCAATAGGATATCGCATGACGCCAGAGCAACCTCTTTTATATTCTGAGAACTGCTTTGGAACTGCTGACGCAATAATGTTCGACGAAAGCAAAGGCTTTCTTAGAATTCACGATTTGAAGACAGGAGTTACTCCAGCCTCTATGCGTCAGCTTGAGATTTACATGTCACTGTTCTGTCTTGAGTATGGGAAGGTTGAAGGCTTTAAGCCGAATGATATTTCAGCTGAGCTTCGCATTTATCAGAATGGCGAAGTGATGGTCGAGACTCCTGACCCTAACGACATAATTGATATTTCAAACAAGATTGTAGCTTTTGACAAAGAGATCAGGAAGATGAAGGGAGCGGCATATGGAAAATGAGTTATACCACTACGGCGTCGGCGCAGATGACAACCCACCTGGCAGAGGCTCTGGCCGTTATCCCAAAGGTTCCGGAGATAATCCAAATCAGCATGAAGTCTGGTCTCTTAACAAATATCGAGAGCTGAAAGAGAACGGACTCTCTGATACAGAGATAGCTCATGTGTTTGATATTTCAACCACACAGCTTAGAGCTAAAAGATCTATCGATGTAAACAATGAGAGATCAAAAAGGATCTCGGAGATTCAGAATTTAAAAGATTCTGGCATGTCCACAAATGCTATTGCTAAACAGCTTGGCATGTCCGAGTCCACCGTTCGAAATCTGCTAACTTCACAATTGAAAGACAGAGCGGATTCGACAAGAATCACTGCTGATCTTCTGAAAGAGCAGGTCGATAAGAAACATTACATTGACGTAGGTCCTGGCGTTGAAACAGAGATGGGAATCTCCAGAACCAAACTCAAGACTGCTCTTGCTTTGCTTCAGGAAGAAGGTTACGAGAACATCAATGTTCAGGTTGACCAGCTTGGAACCAATAACAAGACTGTCATCTCTGTATTGGCAGAGCCCGGTTCTACTTACAAGGACATTGTAAAGAACCACATGGGCGACATCAAATCGTATGCGGACTATGAACCGATAGACGACATTGACTATGAACCAATACGGTATCCTAAGTCCGTTGATTCAAGCAGAGTACAGATCAGATATGCAGAAGATGGCGGTAAAGAAAAGGATGGCGTAATCGAATTAAGAAAAGGCGTCGATGACATTTCTCTTGGAGCTTCTCAGTATGCTCAGGTTCGTATTGGTGTTGATGACAAGCTGTACCTCAAGGGTATGGCCATGTATGCTGCTGACGACAGTGAGTTCGAAAAAGGCAAGGACATTATCTTCAACACGAACAAAGAGAAAGACGTACCGTTCGAGAAGGTTCTTAAGGGCATGAAAGATGACCCCGACAACCGGTTCGGTGCAGCAATTAAGAAACAGCTGTATTACACAGATAAGGACGGCAACAAGACTCTGTCAGCCATCAATATTGTAAACGAAGAAGGAGACTGGGGCGAATGGTCTAAGAACCTGGCTTCTCAGATGCTCTCTAAGCAGCCTCTTGGTCTTGTTAAAAGGCAGCTTGATTTGTCGTACAAGGATCGTAAAGAGCAGTACGATGAGATCATGAGCCTTACAAACCCCGCTGTCAAGAAGAAGCTTCTTGAATCATTTGCAGAAGACTGTGATGCTGCATCAGTCAGGCTTAAAGCTGCCGCATTACCAAGGCAAGCGTCGCATGTAATACTTCCCATCACCGACATGAAGGAGAATCAGATCTATGCTCCTAAGTATAAGAATGGTGAGCAGGTAGTATTAATTCGATACCCTCATGGTGGAACCTTTGAGATCCCCACTCTTACTGTAAACAACAGACAGAAGACAGCGAAAGCTGTGATGGAGAATGCTAAGGATGCTGTCGGTATCAATGCAAAGGTAGCTGAGCGATTGTCGGGTGCAGACTTTGATGGTGACACTGTTCTTGTCATTCCCATAAACGACAAGGTAAAGATCACCACATCTGATCCTCTCCCAGGTCTTAAGGACTTTGATCCAAAGACCCAATACAAGCTGCCTGACAGCGCACCAAAGATGAAGGCCCAGACTAAACAGAATGAAATGGGAAGAGTGTCCAATCTTATCACGGACATGACCATCAAGGGTGCAACAAGAGAGGAACTGGAGCGAGCAGTAAAGCACTCCATGGTGGTCATTGATGCAGAGAAGCACCACCTTGATTACAAGCAGTCTTACAAGGACAATCGTATTGCTGAACTGAAGGAGAAGTACCAAGGTAAAGGCGACGGCAAGACAGGAGCTTCGACTCTTATCTCACGAGCCAAAGGAGAAGTCCGTGTTCCTGAAAGGAAGCTCAATTACAGACCTGATCCTGAAACTGGTGAGAAAGTTTATCGTGAAACTGGTGCAACCTATACCAAGTACCAGCAGAATGAGGACGGCACATGGAAGGTACTCAAGGAGAACGTACCCCGTACCACTCTTAGTACCCAGATGGCCGAGGCTAAGGACGCTTACGAGCTCTCATCGGGAACTCCTGTAGAGAATGCCTATGCTGACTATGCTAACAAGATGAAAGCCATGGCTAACAGTGCAAGAAAAGATTCAATGGCAGTCAAGGCCATCCCTTACTCCCCTGAAGCCAACCGTAAGTACGCAGCCGAGGTTCAGTATCTCGATGCACAGCTTACTATTGCTAAGAAGAACGCACCAAGAGAACGGCAGGCTCAGCTTCTTGCAAATGCCGCACTCAAAGCCAAAGTTGCTGACAATCCTGATCTTAAAGCAGACAAAGACAAGTACAACAAGACAA